GCCAAGGTATTGTAAAACCTCTTGCGTAAACTTTCTGTCATCATCTAGGTTTCCAACCATCTCATCTATTGTTCCTGCATTAAATCCACCAAGTTGAGGTAGATCAATTTCGTCACCAATTTGAATGGTGCGGTGAGGTTTCCATTTTTGTAAAAAACGCCCAACTAATTTGACGCTTTGCTCGTCAATAAATGGGGCTTGCAAGTCACTAATAAACGCAATTTTTTGTATGCTAATCGTCATCCTCATCAAAGTCGTCAAGAGGATTTTTGATTGGGTCTTTAGGGTCAACTATCCAATCGGGATAAGATGATCTGTCCATTGCAAAAGCAAGTGCAGTTCCCTCATCCATGCCAGCCCTGCGGCAAGCATCATAAACCTCTTTAGCGGCAATCGCCCAAAAGTCAATTTTGACTAATATAGGCTCTTTAGTGGTACGGCGTTGCCTTGCGACTTTTTTTCTCGGTTTCCGTTTTGTAGCCATGGTAAAAGTTTACTTCCTACTAATGACAATTATCAGTTCATCCAGTCTTTGTTCGAGGCGTGTCACTTGGTCTTTTAGACTTTTTCCCCCATTTGGTAAAAGTTCATTTAACCAACCTTTTACTAGCCAACGAAAGCCAGCAAGTAATCCGATTAATGTGGTGGTAATTCCAGCAGCAAAGCCAGCCCACTCAGGGGCTGTCATTACTCTTTGCTACCTAAGCCAAATGCCTGATCGTCAGGATTGATCGCACGCAATAAAGGTGCTGCAAAAGCAACTAAAAATGCCTTCCAAATGTCATCAAATGAACCTGAAGGATTTGTTACGTAAACTGTTGCTAAACAAACAAATGCGCTGCGTGCGTATGAGTTGATTATTGCAAGTGTTTTCTTATTCATTGCTACCCCCTAGTAGTGGTATGTTGAAAAACTCTGAGTTGTTATCTTGATCTTTTCTAAATGAAATGTGTATGTGGTGGTCATGGCGGTTATAGCCTCGATAGCGTCGCCATTTATAGTTAAGCACCGGCGAAGCAATTTGACCTAAATGAATTACATACAGAATACGTCCGTTATGTTTGGCGTATTGTCGTAACTGATCTGCCAAATATGCTGAAGTTCTTTTGTCGTCAGAAAGGCGAGCGTCAACGTCGATTGCACGTACCACCGCTGTTTTTGCGTCGGGTATGTGATCGCTTTTGCCTCTTTGTTGATGCAAACTATCAGCAGCCCATCCATCAGATTTACGTAAGCGATCAGCGAAGGCGTCGTCAATCTGTTCCCTTAACTGAACCGCCGCCTTTGATAACCATGGTTTCATTTAGACACAATCCCTCAAGATTATGCTAGATAGTGCCGTTATGAGCAGCGACTACTGCTTCAGCCTTTGCTTTATCTTTTGCTGCAATATCAAGAGATAAAACATCGCCATCTAAAACAACAGCACTTTTATCATCCGAGATATTTACACCAGCATCGTTTAATTCTTGGCGCAATTCTGCACCATTTAAATTAGTTGGTTTTGTAAATGTTTGCATTAGCCCACCTTATTCATTCCAAATGAAATTGCTGCAGAGTTTGTAAGATTTAATGCACCGCCCCTGTCTTGATAAGCAGTTAATTGAACATAATCACCTTCGGCTAAATAATAAGTAGTTGTACCAGTTATAGCAGTATAAAGAGTTGCATCTCCTGGTTGATTTTGAAAGCATATTCTTGTTGAAGTTCCGTTTATGTATAAAGAAATTTCTCTATCACCAGTAGCATTAACATCCCATTGGATGCAAAAATAAATGCTGTAATATCCAGCCTTGCCAACAGGAACAGTTAAACGCCCTGAATTTGTTGAATTGTCATGATAAGCGTCAGTATCAAAGGTTTCAGTATCAAAAGTAATAACGGTGTCTGTTGCATTTGCTATTGATTGAGTTGCGCTTTTTCTCACCCTAACTCCTGCAAAACTTCCTCCAGCAGCAGGCGCAGCCCATTTTAATCCTGTGGCTTCTGCGCTGTCAGCAGTTAAAACATAAGTGTTTGTTCCAACGGCTAATCTACTGAAAGTATCTGCGCCAGTTCCAACAATTAAATCACCCTTGGCGTCTATTGCTGTTGCCATTGAGTTAGTTACTGTTACTGTTCCCGAAGTACCGCCACCGCTAATTCCTGTTCCAGCGGTTACTCCTTCAATGTCACCTGTTGCACCTGAAGCAACCCAAGCCGCCCCATCATAATAAAAAAGGCTGTTAGTGTCTTTAGTAAAAGCAAACTGCCCTTCAGCGGGTGCGGTAATTGCTGCGTCACGTGCCGCCGTGCTTGCAAAAACTAAAACGCCCTGCATTAAATATCCATTAACGTCGCTGGCACTCAAAATATCACCAGTATTGAACGTCTTAAAACCTAATCCTGCTGCCATGTGTGTATCTCCTTAGTGTCTAATTATATCCTAGTATGACAAAACATCCTCGCCAATAAGCCCATAATAGGCACTTCCGAGGATAAATCCATCAACTATCGGCTCTAGGGTGGTAAGAACAGTATTCCATGAACTCGCAGTTATATCATGAGCGATTCCTTGAATTTGTAAATTTTTAGTAATTGTAGAACCATCCGGTTGAATATTTGTTATTAATACATTGTCAAAATAATCAAAGTCTAAAATAGTTGCTGTTGGTACGTTAGGGTCAAATAAGTCAAGGGTCATCTCATCAATACGGATGGTGGTCGTTGATCTCGTCGCAACATAAATCTTAGCAATATTTGAAGCCTCTGCGTCTGTATTAACAATTAGATCAGGGACTGAAATTGAGTGAGGGAAGTAAGTTGCAATTGAATCGGCATCTATGGCAGTTTGAGCCACCCCGCCTGATCTTGTCATGGTTGCTGAGTTGATAATTAATTTGTCATCAAAGGCAAATTTCAAGTTTTTGTAAGGTATGCCACCAGTTTGATTGAATAAAGTTGGGGCATCTCCCGCACTTGAGATTACAGTACTTCGATTTTTGAAAATGATATTGCCTTCAGGTGATACAAATAATGCGCCTTGCTCGCTAAACTCTGCGTTTTGCATGGCTTGGAGTGAAGTTCTTAAAGTAGCAGGGTCGGCAATTGTCAAACTATTACCAGTCTCAACGCTGCGCATTTGAGTTGGGAAAGAAACAGTATCCAAAATCTTATTTACCCTAGTGCCAGTATCTTGACCAGCGGCTTGACCTGTTACAGTAACGACTGAAGCCAAATTGAATAATCTAAAAGCGTCAGTTGCTGATATATCAACATAAGCCATGTTTTCCGCTTGGTCGTAAGAATAAACGTATGAAGTTGTATAACCGCTGAATAAGTAATAAGAACTTCCATTAACTGATGCTGAAATTCTTAATTTTCTTAAAGGTTCTAATTCGCCAAAATAAGGCGAAGATGGATTTTGGGGATTGAAGTCTGAGTTAGGGTCGTAAATCCTGACAACACAAGTGCCAGCCTCATAAATATCACGTGCAACGTTTCTGCCCCGCCTAATACTTATACGGCGAGTGCGATCAGTTAAATTAACTACTAAGGCGGGAGTTGTTGATTCAGATAAAATGTTTGTGCCTAAAATACCATTAACAGGGTCTCCCAAGGTAAAAGGTATTCCAAAAGTTGCACCGGATGAAAAGTTTAAGGAAACGTCAATCGTTGCTGGTAAAGCCATTACTGGAACGCACCCAATAATCTACCGATAGAACTTGGTGAACCTGAAAGATTAGAATTTAACAGTCCGTTTCTTATTTGATCTGCAAGGTCAGCATCCGAAACAACGCTACCCGCATTATTAATAGTAATATTAAGACTGCCCATATTTCGGACGCCTAGATAATCCATTTCGCTTTTTATTGATTGATACTCATTTAGTGCGATTGGCGCATTGGCAAGAACTTGAGCAGCGTTTTGAGGCGTTACTTGCGCTCTGACATTACCTGTTGGAATAGTTGGTTGAAATTGTAATAAGCGATACATTTCGATCATCTTGGCAAGTAAGTTATCAATCTCAGAACCCCAACCCTTAAACGGATTAAGTGCCGGTGGAATCTTGGAGATCGCTGTTGCAAGGTCGGTGGTCTGTAATTGGGCAATAGCCAATTGCTTTCCAAGTCTTTCAGCCTCTGAAGCGTTGCCTTGGAGTAATGCTAGTTGCAAGTTTAATCTAAGTTTTTCTTGCTCTGTAACTTTGCCTTGCAAGGCTGCAAAGATTTCAATTTGAGCAGTATCAAACATGCTTCCAAATTGCTTAATCTTGGCTTGATCTTTTGCCAGTTGCTGTTGAGCCTTAAGTAGTGCCTGTTCTTTCTTAATTGCTGCTAATCGATCTTTAGCCGTCTTAGCGGCTGCCGCTTGCTGTTTCTTTTGATCTGCTCTTAAAGCCTCATAATTAAAGTTTGAACTCATTGGGTCAAAAGGCTTATCAAAGTTCATTTTATAAGCAAACGTGCTGCCTGACTTATCGCTTAATAGTTCACTAACCGGCGTATTTAGAAATTGCAGATTACCTTTAATAAACTTACTGACCATGCTCATAGCCGTTACGGACTTTTTGGCAACAGTTTCCATAAGCGAACCGGTCTTTTCAGCATTTATATTTAAGTCCTCAAAAGACTTAACTAATCCTTCGCCTACGATCTCTTTAACAACGTCCATGCTTGCGGCTAGGATTGCCATTTGACCGGCAGCACCGGCGGCT